AGAGAGTTGGCACTAAGAGATTGAAATACGAAGAGCAATTGTTTGAAGTAGTGAGATATCTATTGGAAAATTATGAGTTGGATGAAGCAGGTGATATTAGGAAAATAACGCGAATGACAGGAATTGACACTAACCTATTGCGAGCAGGGTTTGAGTATTATTCGACTTCAACGAATAAGCTTATATCGGCTCCTTTCTTGAAGCGAAATATGCCGATGTACAAGCAAGAGAAAGATTTTGAGATTATACGTGGGTTGGTTTTGGATATGGAAAAAATGTATTTTAAGCGACAAGGCATTGATATAACCGGGAAGCATTATCATTATGATGATATGCATCCGGCAAGGCGGACTTTGCTTGAGTCGTCCATGCACAATGTGTCTTTTTATAATGTTGTGTATGGAACTTTTGGGGGATATAAGGCGATGGTCAATACAGCAGACAATATGACCACCCAAAAGTTGATAGATTTATATGCAGAGTTTGGTCAATATGATGGTATTAGTAGAGACAAGTTTTCCGATGTCGCACGGTTGATTCCTAAGGCAATGTGTTATATGAATAAATTTTTGAAAGTCGATGATTCAAAGAGGAAAATTTTGTGGAAGTATTCGCACAAGATGTTAGCTTCTTTCATGCCCACTCCACTTGCTTCTGCTGGTATTCGACCTGGGCAAAAAAGCCAACGAATGACAGATGACAATAGTACGAAGGTTAATTATTCTGTGAATGACAAGAAAATCGATCAGTTCGTTTACTATGCTAAGAATTTTCATGAAATCATGAAGCTGCTGCGGCGGTGTAATGATGATAATTGGGATGTTGTAAATGAGCGTTTGGCAATTTTTTGTCATGTATCAGAAAAAAAAGAATTTAAATACATGTTTCCAATAGATAAAGCTTCTCTCCATAAGTTAGCCGCCAAATGTCGTGAATTTTTTATTCCTAATATGTATTCACAATTTTTGTCACGTACCATTATGACTGCGCCTCAGATTTTGCAGCGAGGCGCATGGATAAAGATAGGTCATAATTGGAATCATCGAGGTGCTGAAGAAATTGCTTTGTGGCTGCATGCGCAATCTAAAGATATTGAATGGCATACAGGCGATTTTCAGAAGCTGGATAAGAGTATACGCGATTGGATGTTATCGTTGTATATTGCCCAGGGAAAACAATATTATTATACTGAAACAGCAGAGGATGAATATCATCTTAGGCAGCTTTTTCGACTTTTATGTGAGCGCATCAATGTTAAATTTGTTAACCATATAGGGTCGGTGTGGACTTTAATGCGTGCCTGGATGTATTCTGGTGGCTATGAAACATCCCATGGAGATAGTTGGTGCGTTATGTTTTCTTTGATGTTATATTTGTGTCATGTTATGGAGACTCAGCCTCATTTGAAAACTAAGATTGAGTTGGCATTAAATCAAGGTTATATTCGTGCAGTCATATATGGAGACGATCATATTTGGTGTAGTCCGAAGTTCTTTCGCGGAGTGCTGTCTGAAGCTAAATATGCAGAGTTTTGCAAAGAGTATTTAGGAATGGTGATTCGTGATGCCATTACTACAGACTTATTTTTTTCGGAACCGTATCCTAATGGCTCTCTTCGTGTGAAAGGCGTAGTTTTTTTGAAACGATATTTTATACGCCAGCGGTTGGTTAATCATCCAGAATACCCATCTATTTATCCGTTTAAACCAACCGAAGACACAGTTTTGAAGTTAAGTGTGCCTCGAGACGACCTGATTGTGTATCTGTTTGCAGCGATAGGACAGGCTTATGACACATTGGGAACTAATCCTACATCATATTCTTGTGTTCATATGTTTTATATTCGTCTCTTAGCATATTTTCAAAGTACTACTCGGAAAGATGAAAGGCAATTACTTCGAGAAGCGTCTGCGTCTATGAATGCAACGCAGATGAAAAGGTACAAAGTCAAAATGGGGTTAAAACCTGGAGAAATGGTGGAAGCTTTTCCTACGCAAGCTCAATTGCTTGAAATGCATCGTGGAAAGCCTTTTTCTGGCGTTTTTAATAATGAAAAATTTTTTACTAATCTGGATGATATTTTTGGGCTTGATGATTTTGAC